TAGGAGACTGTATGGACATTCATGCTATTTCCTTGCTTGTATTGGGGATCATCTTTCTCATCCTCTACGCAAGTAAGAGGAAGGAGTAATTGATGAACCCGATATTTGCAAGAATTATAGCCGGTGCCCTTCAGGCTTCCTTGGTTATTTTTCTAGATCGGATGTTTAAGAGGGTCATTCCTGACCCCGGGGCTATGGTTGGCCCCTTGCCTCGAACTGAGGCTAGAAAACCTCCTGTGAAGGAGGATTAGCCATGTCGCTCCTGTGCTTTGACAGGCACGGAACCACCCACGAACCGACGACAGTACAGAGTTATCAGTACTTTCGCACGGATGCTGGTGTGTTTGCTACTCAGCCTTGGAGAGACTACTCGACCGTTGTGCAAAGTTTTGTACCCGTTCGAGCGTTGCTCAAAGTGTCTGAAAGCAGTGTGACCCCCAAGGCTAGTATTCGCACTTTAGTTAAGTGGGTTCCTAAGATCCCGCTTAAGGAGCCAAAAGCTCCGGTGCTATACGAACCGCGTCTACCCGTTCTTAAAGAACGCAGGCCTGATCAGTCTAACGGAAGCTGGAACCGCGCGCTAACTTTGTATCGAAAGATATATAAGGAAGCGTCGGAAAAGCGTCTTAAAAACTACAGGCGATGGCTCAGACGTTCGGCTCAGTATGAGAAAAGAAGGATTAAATATCTCCAAAATCTCGATGCTGCGACGAACGGTATTATGAGCTATAGACGTCCTCTGGTGTCTTGTGACAATAGGCCGTGGCATCCATTTCGCGATCTGAGGACTGAATACTCTCCTCCGATCGGCCGTTCTATAGTCCAGTACGGACCGCTGAATGGTTATGGTGCTCCTTGCTTTCCCGTCACCTACTCAAGTATCGGCAGTATCACTGACGAAGCTTCTGTAGAATACCAGATGGGGCAACTGCTTCGCTCTCTTTCTGATCATTTTGACCAGGTTGAGAGACAAGCAGAATCCCTTGCACTACGCCGTCTTAAGGATGCCATGTTTGAGCAGAAAGCTCATATTGGCAATCTTATCGCGGAGAGACATCAAAGTCTTGAAATGCTCTCTAATCTTTTTAAGAGAGCGTTGAAGCTCCTTTCTTTAGGAAAGCTTCATAAGCAGGTTAAGATCTTACCAGGTACAGCGAAAGAAGTCAGTAATGACTTCCTAGCTTTCCAGTTCGGTCTTCGACCACTTATGCAGGATATTTATGCGTTAGTGAAGGAGATCTCTAAACAAACGACACCGCTTATGGTGTATCATGTGAAGGGATCGGCTAAGGTTAAGTTAAAGGACCATGTTACCAGATTCGATTCTCTTAGCGCTGGGCTTCCGCTCAACGTTAGGATCGACGATGATTACACTGGTTTCTTGACTGTTCGGTACGCGCTCGAATATTCGATCGATAATCCGACCTTAGCTACGTTGCAGTCTTATGGACTTGTCAATCCACTTGAGATTGCATGGGAAGTTCTTCCTTGGAGTTTCGTCGTAGACTGGTTCTTGCCCGTCGGAGCATTTATTCGCGATCTCAATGCGAATAGTAATGTTACCTTCGTTCGAGGAACAAGAAGCGTCGTTTTCTCTTTTGAAACTTCCACACATGTTGTTTGTAATAAACAACATGGGCCGGGCTGGGATTCTTATGGTGATGTTCGCACTGTTGATACGGTTTCTGCGGGACGGGTTTACGACAAAGAAAGAGTTATTCTTACGAATAGCCCTATCGATGCCCGACCAGTTCTGAAGAATCCTATCTCAATGTATCATCTCCTTGAGACCCTGGCCCTTATCATCCAACGTTTCAGATGAAAGGATTTACATCATGCCTGCAATAGCAGCTTTTGATGCGGACGATGCAGCTAGTACTCCCGTTTCACACACCTATGACCCCGTTGGTATTATGAATGGGGTCGCGACTTACGAGAATCGAGCTGGTGGTATCAGTGTAGGCTTCGAAAAAGCTACCCTGACCCATTCGCTCCCTTCTAAGACAAGTCGTCTTCACAAAGTCCGGTTTAAATTGGTTCTGCCGGTTCTTGAGACCACGAGCAATTCGACGTATTCCGGTATTGCACCGGCACCGACAAAAGCTTATGATCTCACGGCCGACGTTACCTTCTTCATGCCGGAGCGAGCGACCCTGCAACAACGTAAAGATCTCTGGAAACTTTTCCACGAGTGTCTCGACGCTAACCAGGTTCGTTCGTGCATTGAGGATCTCGAGTCGGTTTACTGACCCGTTTTCTTTGTGCATTTAATTTAGGTTTAACCTAATTAAACTTTGTGAAAGGAACTTGACATGTCTAAGACAGTCAAACGTAGTTGTAGTGAGATGGTTCGTACAGCTAAATCATTCCGCCTGCCACATGGAGAGCAAAACTCTCTCATAGAGCAGTTCTTCGAGTCGCTTGACACGCCTGTGAGTCTAGCCTGTTCCATGCTTTTTAAGTATGGGGAGATGGATCAACTCGTGTGTAAAGAGATAAAGCCTAACGACTATAACTGTCCGCAGGCTTTTCGTAAAGACTTCGCTGCAATAAGCTTCCTCCGTAAATCTGAGTTCGTGAAAACGAACATCGATAAACGTCAGGTCGCAATCGATGGCTTTAAGGCCGCCGAATTGCAGTGTAAAGAAACTAATCATCGCTTTAGACACCTTGCTAGCGACCCTTCCTTTTTGGGTCGTAACGCTTCGCTCCTTTGGAGCATGACGCGGAAAATAGCTAGGATACTTGGCGATGTTAGTTTTGAAGAACTCATCTGTAGTGGCTCGTTCGGTCCTGGCGTCTCTACCGGTATTACCGGCGAAGACACCTCGTCCGTGCGAAAGTTCCGTGAGGAACGGCAAATAACAGGTTCACTGTACCGACTCGTTGGACCCTACCTTACGGCGATGTACCCTCTCTGGTATAGAGACGGGGCATTGTCAGAGGTTGAGTTCCGCGAGTTTAGCAAAGTGATAACTGTACCGAAGAATGCTAAGACTGATAGAACGATCGCAGTAGAACCGGGTTTAAATATCTGGTTCCAGAAAGCGATCGGTCAATCTATCCGCCGCAGACTTCGAAGGAACGGGCTTAACTTAGATGGTGAAAGAAAAGTGCTGAGAAACTTTAGAGACGGGTCCTTTACCGTTTTTAAACAGCACTCTATGGAGTCATCAGCTGATCGAAATAAGCGTCTCGCACGAGTTGGTTCAAAAGACCAAACCCTTGCAACCGTAGACTTTCAGTCAGCTAGCGACACTATCTCGGATATGCTCGTCAGGGAAGTTTTACCCCCTGATTGGTATACCCTTTTAGATAGTGCTCGATGCCGTTACTATAAGCTTGCAAAAGACGATATTACCCGTTTTGAAAAGTTCTCTTCAATGGGTAATGGTTTCACGTTTGAACTAGAGTCTCTCCTCTTCTACGCTGCGGCACTCGCTTGCTGCGAGTACTGCAACTGCGATCTTGGAGACGTCTCTGTGTTCGGGGATGATGTTATTATCCCTACGCAAGCCTTCGAGACATACACTGAGTTTTGTAAGTATCTCGGATTCACTACGAACCTTCGGAAGAGCTTTAGTTCTTCTTCGGTTTTTCGTGAGTCTTGCGGTGCTTACTGGTTCAGTGGTGTTGACGTCACGCCGTTTTTCTTAAAACGGTCTCTGTCTACAGTTTTTAAACTGTATGGGTTTATAAACTCCGTAACTTCTCTTGCTGCCTGTATAAACTACAGGCACGAGATGTTCCGGCCGCTTTATGAACTCGCCATTTCCTTCATCCCTTCTCACTTGCGAGTGTTTGGGGACAAGGTTGGCGGCGGGGGGTGTATCTGGTCAAACTTTGATCAGGCTACACCTACCCGTTTACGCGATCAATTGGAAGGTTATTCGTTCCGTTGTTTCGCGTTTCCGGCTGCAATGCTGGAGACAGATAGCCCGGCCCTTCTAGTGGCTAGGTTACATTCGTCAAGCGACTGGCTAGGTAATTCCTATCCTGTGCGCTCTCGGGTAAAGGTTCGCTTTGCGCGAACCTCTGTTCAGCAGTGGTACAACTTTGGGCCCTGGTCATCGGGGCCCTGGTAGCCTTTGCTACCTGGTTGGCGG